AGCCTGTGCTTGTGCGCTGCCTCCTTCGTGATGCCACGAGACGTAAGGTAACGACCCACCTCATCTACCTGCTGCGAATATGTTTCCGTGGCTGTCTCAAGTGCCAGCCTTGCATCATTACTCAACATGTTTCCACGTCCGCCTTGTCGTTATCTTGGATAGGTGAGCGCGAGAGATACCGTACTTCTCCATGAGTTCGTTAGCGTTACCCGTGTTGTTTACACCCTGACCTTGAGGCTTGCGGTAATCTCTTCGGATTTCGGATACATCATTAGCAGTCAGTTTAGAGTTAGGGTTAGTGGAACCGTTACCGAACCTCCATGCAGGATCGTTGTTCAGGTACAGGTGATCAGCGTTTACACACCTCTTGTTGAAGCACACGGCAGACACAACCTTACCCTTCATGTCCTCATCCTCTAGGTCGTGACGTTCCATGTATGCCCACCGAGAAGCGGTCATAGACTTGCCCTTTGCAACGTACTTACAACCCCTTCCATCGGCAAATAACGCGCCAGTCCACAGTATGCAACTACCTTCTAAGGCGGGGGGGCTTGTAAGATCTCGCACCCCTTCTGTCTCTTTTCTCGCCTCCGCCCGCATCATTTCTTTGGTAAGATCCATGTCCAACAGATCCCGTGATTTGCTCGCACCTTGTAACTGCATCTTTGAAACCTACTCCCTCATAGATTTGTACTATCGCTATAGCGTCCCCCTTCAGGTCACATGCGTGACAGAAGACGAACCCTGTTTCTTCATTCACTGAAGCACTGCTGTGTTTGTCACCGTGCTTCTCACACCTTACCATAGTCCACCCCGGCTTAGGTGACGGAAGATCCCATCCGTAGTGCTCTAGCACCGGCCAGATGGGGAACTTCGGATCAGAGAAAGAACTATTCTTCCTCATCAACGTTGTCATTCATCAAGTAAAGATCCTTAAGTTTGTTCATTGTGCTGCTCCTATCATTCTTAATAAAGAAACAAAAGTTTCGTTTGTCATCGTTACGTGACCCGATCCTACACCATGGTTCCTGTTTTTCCTAGCCACCACGCCGATAGAATCTGTTTTATATTTATTAGCGTAATGCTCAGCCTCAACTTCGGCCTGTCTCAGCCACTCTTGATAGGCGTGAGCCTTCACATCCTTAGCCTCAACAACTATGACAACATGAGGGAACTCTATGGCAACGTCACCAATGTCCTTAGCCCCGGCACGAGGTAAGCGTCTAGCCTTAAGCCCTTCGCTATTATAAAAATCTTCTAGGGCTGACTCCCAGAGAGATCCTTTGCGTTTATTTGCTGCGCTCATACGGCATCAGTCAACTGCATGCACTCAGGGTCATAGTTCAACCACACCGCATCACTACCACCCGGCGATGCCGGACCGTACCTGTTCTTCACGGCACACGCAGCCATCAAGCCCTGCAACTCAGATGATATGGTCACCACTAGGCTGGGTGTCTGAGAGATCTTGCCATGCAAGGCACTACGCGGTGGGCATGGTTGCCCTTGAGCCGACTCGCTGGTGTGGTGCAGCACGAGTATCGCTGCATTGGTTTCCCTAGCCCACTGCTTCACTTCCTTCATCAACGTACGCAAAGAAGAGAACTCGTCACCGTCACTAAAAGACACGTCAACTGCGTTGTCTATAACAACAAGTTCAGGGTAGCATCCTTGTGTTTCAAGGTACACTTCCAACTCTTCATCAAGATCCTTAAGAGTGGGGCTGGCATCAAAGTTCCACTTGATGTGCGACACGTTGTCTTCCAGCATCTTCGTTGCCCATTCAGGATTTTCAACCATCGCGTCTTCCATCAACGATTGAGTCTGACCTGTTGACATGGCGAGTGAGCGAATAGCCATCGTTGTTTCGTGGCTGTCCGCGCTCGTGTAAAGGGTGGGTACTCCTGACCGTAACGCTATGGCTAAGGCAAGTGTTGACTTGCCTGACCCCGGTGGGCCAGCAATCATGGAGACTTCCCCACGTCGAACGGATATAGACTTATCTGACCACGACTTAAATGGCATAGGTATAGCCATGCCACCACGTTTAACGTTGTTGATTGCTTTATCTAAAGATCTCATGTGTCCTCCTTCAGGATTAGAGTGAGCAGTTTACACGGCCTCGTGCTCAGGAGGGTCACCAACCTAGAAGGAGGTTAGGCTGGAAAGTTGTTAAACTCCGGCGTACCACGGTTAAGGAAGTTCGGGGAGCATTGTCCCGGTGTTCCCTTAGCAGTCGGACACATCCAAGCCTTCCAAGGGCCTTTAGCGGACGTGCCACTACGCGCTGTCATTGGGCCGTGGGCACAGTTAGGCACTGTTGCTGATTGGAAAGGTGCTGCAGGTGCAGGCTCTTCCCATGCTGGAGGTGCTGCTGCCGTTGGTGCCGAAACAACAGTAGGTGCAGCCACAGCAACCTGCAAACCTGCAACGTTACCAATGTTTTTAGCCATCTGTACTGCCTCTAAATCTTGAGCGAGGTCATCCATTAGTTCCGCTCGTGCTTCACGATACTCTTCCATGGAGTAGCCTTGGATTGTCCTAAGGCTATCTAATACTTTGACCGTCAACTTGTGACGTGGTTCTTCATGCATGCCTTGCTCCTTCTGTCAGGTCCGCATCAAAGGTTGGCGCGAACTGCATATTACCTCTAGTGTAGCACGACTCCTTCACTTCACAGTAGTCGCACCAGTTGTTCGTGTTCGGGATAAAAATATTTGAGTCAATTGACTTCTTAGTATCCCTTAACCAGCGAGCAACCATCTTTGGTGAGTAGTTTTCTAGTTCGTAGATGGTGTCCAACACCCCGGTACGTGCCATCCAATACGACCCATACTCAGGTGCTTCTCCGTATTGTTCTAGCATCGCTAGCCGGTAGACCGCCAGTTGCAGGCCACTCTTAGGTGGTTGACCTGTCTTTAGATCTATGATAATTGTCTTGCCTGTGTTGGTGTCAACCATTACCCTGTCAATGTATCCTTTAAGGATCACATCTCCGGGGATCTTTACTGCGACCTGTAACTCTATGGCTGGTGTGCCATCGGGCGCAGTCCAAATATCTAGGTGAGGGTTGGTCATCCTAAAGTTGTACCAGTTGTGAATGAACTCTGGACCCTTGGTTTTCCACCAAGACCCATCTTCTTTGTTCGGGTACTTTTTAGATACCCTGCCTCCGGCACGGAACACTGTTCCTTCAGGCTTGGACGCTACGTCCTCGTCAAAGTATTTGTGAAACCCTGCCAGACCTGCTTCGTATGCCCTTGTGCTCATCCTTGAGCCTCTTCTTTATCTTTGAGGAGCATCCAGTCAATCGCTTCGGAGCCAGCATGCACAGCCGAACCGCCTGTAAAGTACCAAGCAGCGTCGCTGTAATCAACACCAACAATTTTCTTTAGTCGGTATTTCTCTCCGCACTCAACAAACATGGTGAACGAAGAGTACGATAGGTAAGGTAGGTCGGATAGATCTACCGGAATTTCTGTGATTGTTAGTTGCTCTTCCATGACGGAGACCATACACTCAAAACCAACGAAACCAGACCCACCTAGGTGTGACATACATCACATTTACAGGTGTGTTCTGGAAGAGATCGTAGTGTACTATGGGTGGGCGGGAAACCGTGGGGGCGAAACCTCAATGACCGACGGGAACGTTGCCGGAGGATTGGAGTTGCCACCCTAGCCTACTACGATTTTAATTCGTGGGGGGTAGGGGGGCATTTCCTAATTCGCTCCGGGAATGAGGTACGAGCGACAGCGAGTACCGAAAAAGGGGACAAAAAAAGTCCCCCCCGATCCGAAGAACGAGGGGGAAAAGCCTTTCTAAGAGGCTAGGATTTTTTTGCATACGATCATACCGGGGATTATTCCTAAGCCCTTAGGATGCCCGACACGCCGTGTAAACAGGGCTGAAGTGCCGACTTTAGACCGTCCTTAGCAGTACCGTACAGACACCACCAGAGCCAGACCTATTAAGACCGTTACTTGGAGGAGTGTTCCTTGCGTAAGCAACCTGCTCAATGTAAGCAGAGAAAAACTCACCCGTAGTATTGTCCTTAAACTGTATCGGATTGCCGATCAGTTCCATGTTTTTTAATCCTTGGAAACGGAAGTAAGCACCATTGACCTGACCATACTTGACACCCGAACGATCAGTCTCAAAATCAAACAGCATCAACGGAACGGACACCAGTTCGTTACGCCTAGGAGAAGGCACAGCCCTCAACTGGTAACCAATCATTACAGAACTTGCAGTCTTGCCAGCGTTAGGTTTCAACTCTAAAGCCACATGCAAATCAGGGGCAGGTAACGGTGCAGCGGGAGACAACTTACCTTGAATGTCAGGGTTGCTGTTGGTTGCAGTGATGATCGGTTCCCAATCAGAAGGGTTACCCGCACCACTAATGGAAGCGTAAGCAGCAATCGTGCCACTCAAATCGTTCTCACCAATGATCCTCAAGTCACGCCAAGCCTTGTTCTCCATGGTTCCAAGGCGTATACGTCCCGTCTGAATCCATCCACTATCAACAAACGCGGATGTCTGCCTGTACACACCAGACCCAGTGACACTAAACCACAACAAACCGTTAGAAGTAGTAACACTGGTAGCATTGCCAGTAGCACCAGTAGGTACGGTAAGATCCGCTGCGTGAGCAAACGTCAAACTACCTGTACCAATAACCTGACCAAGATCTATACGATACAGGCCAGCGCGTTGAACGTTAGCACCAACCTCGCCCTTGTCCCTGACCGTGACGTACACGTAGTTCTCAAAAGCAACAGCGTCATCAACAACCGTATCCTCGAAAAGAAGTGGGCCTATGACCAACGAACCATCCGACTGGATAGCAGCAACACGACATCCGCTGCTCGTGCCAACAACAATAAAAGAACCAACGTAGGAATACATTGAGATAACTTGCTCACTGCGTGGCATTTCAACCACGACAGTAGGCTGACCTAGGGTCACGGTAGACGCAGTAACCTCAATGGTTATGCGGTAAATAGTGGACAGTTCCCCGCTGTAGCCAGAAGCGTAGATTGCTGACGGACCCTCAGAGAAGTCAGTCCACACCCAATCAGGATCTTCATGGGTAAAGTGAACGGTGGGAAGAGTCGCAGACGAAGGAGCCAAGTCTGTTATTTCAAAAATCTTATTGTTCTCTGCATACATCAAACGAGACTTGATCCACCGAACAACACTAGAAGTGACCGTGCCATCCTTGTCGTAGATTTTAGCACCAGCACTGGAAGGTTCAGCGCCCTTGTAAATACCTTGATCGTCACAAACAATCCAGTACTGACCCGAAGAAGTAAGAGAGTTTAACGTGCCGGAGTTACCGGCAGTAATAGTTGTCACAGTGCCATCGTTAGCGATGTACTTAAGTACCGCATTGGAGGTGTGAAGGATGCCCGTGTTAATGCCAAGAACATTCTGTGTCGCACCAGCATCAGACAAAACTGACTCTGTACTGTTAAGCAAAGTCAACTGCCCCGGAGTCCACGGGTTAACCCCGCCACTCTTGAAGTAACGGAACCTTGCCTCTGCAGCATCTATCTCCAGTGGTTCAGCGGAAGACAATCCAGCACCATAATGCCACGACGCTTGAGACCTCACCCAAAGACCAGAGTCAAGACTGTTCTCACCGGGGTCACGCTGCGTGTCAATGCGTTCCCTGCGGAACTTACTTGTTTCTCTCCGCATCGGGTTCTCTTTGCTTGTCGCAAACAAAAAATCTAAACCACCAATGTTGCAATCCCAATTCAAAGAGTCAGGTGTAAACGTCCCGCTGCCTGAGGCAGCCGTCAGCCCGTTACCAAGTGGCTCAACTACGTCTTCGGTATAATCTACCGCCATGCCGAACCTCCATTGCTACACTGTTTACACGTACATTGGTCGCATTTGCTGGCAAAGTCAGTCACTTAAGTGCCTCAGCCCAACGCTTACGCTGCTTCCCATCCTTAGCAAGGATAGGTAACGGCCATACTGAACCGTCAGTTTCGGCTGCTCGTGTAAACGAGATGTGGATGTGCTGCCAGTGACCGTAGCCTGAGCCACGAAACTTCCAGAAGTATTTCTTGTAAGTCCCGGACGCTACCTTGCCGTTGTACACCACGTACTTAACACGGTCAGCGCCTTTTAAGTTGCTGGCTGCGTAAGCAATCAACTCTTTGGTGAGTTTTTTGGCGTTGCGTCCGTTACGCCACGGTCCACGCTTACCAAAATTCTCATCAATATCTAGTGCATGGACCCATCCGTTTTTGTCCTCGTTGTGATCGGACTTCCGGGCTTTGTGGGCACGGTCGCCTATCCAGCCATCTGAGCGTTTATCTCTGTTAGGCCACGTAAGGTTGATTTGCGTACGTAAACGCACACCGCCTTTGACTAAACGAGCCATGACTAAACCTCCTTGCGGAGTGAGGCACTCTCAAGGTCTCCACGATTAGTGGCAGCAATGCTCATCAAGAAGGACATGATTACAGCGAAGGCTGCAACAGAGAACGCTTGAGTCCAGTCAACTTCTAGGACACCTGATACGTCGGTTGCCCATAGGGCTAGTAGTGCTTGTGCAGCGGTACGGATTGCCCGTTCGCCTGCGTCTTGCCAAAAACTTTTAGTAAACATTAGTGTCCCATCAATGGTCAAGATGCCACGTTATGTGGTCATCTAATTTTTTTGAAACTTTGTTAACATCTGATTCGATGCGGTTGAGTTGATCCTTCATGGAGGAACCACCGTTTGGTTTGTGTTCAGCGAGGAGTGTTGCGACCTGCTTATTTACAATCCATATTAACCCGCCGAGCAGGGTGGTGACGATAGCAACCGCCACCCCCGCTAGGACAAGTATTTCTGTGGCGTTCATTACACTGCGTACCGGATGATTACGATACCGGAGCCACCCGCGCCAGAGCCGGTATTTCCATCTGATGCCCCACCGCCACCGCCAGTGTTGACTGTACCGGCAACGCCAGCACCTGTTATCTGTCCAGCACCACCTCCTCCTGCCCCGCCAGCGCCAGCAGATGTTGTCCCGATACCTCCACCGCCACCAGCCCTCGTGACACTTGATCCTGTGAGGCTACTTGCGATTCCTGCGCCACCGGCACCAGCATTACCGCCAGAAGCATTAGCACCAACAGCAGAAGCACCACCGCCACCAGCACCTGATGACGTACCTGATTGCGGGCCACCAACACCGCCAGCGAAACCTAGACCGGCGATACCCGAGCCTCCCGGCTGGCTTGCTGATCCTGATGTTCCTCCGCCACCACCGCCACCTGAACCGCCACTGCCTGCGGAAGGATTAACGTAGTTTCCACCGCCACCTCCGCCGGGAGCAAACAAATTATTAAAACTACTCACACTTCCGTTGTTTCCGGGGGTAATAGTTGTTGTCACTGACGCACCGCCAGCACCAATGACTGCTGCGTAAGTACCCGCAGCAATGTAATAATTGCCTGTGCTCAGATGCCCACCAGCGCCGCCTCCCCCTGCAAGGTTTGATCTGGAACCCCCATTTGCTGTACCGCCGGAACCACCTCCACCGACAACCAACGCATCAACGTTGCCACCAGTAGAAACCGTGAACGTTCCACCAGAAGTAAACGTGTGAACCTTGTAGTCCTGACCGTTTACACCGTTAGAACCATCACCCGTGTATGTGGTTACAGTTCCACCAGTAGCAACAACGGTTGCGTCTGGCTGGCTGGTTGATACGACAGTACGGACAATAACGATTCCG